ACTTTTATTTTTAACACTCTTTTAAATTTCATTTCTGGTAAACCCTTGTAAATACAACGTTTCTGCTAAAATTTGTTATCCTTTTGTTATCGTTAGACTTGATTTAATACATCACTATTAGACCTATTTTGACAATATTAACTTTTACTCGGCTACCTCATAAACATCTAAATTCGGATTATCTGTATCATATTCAGGGACATATTCACCATTGCTATCTATCCAATGATATGTCTTATCGGATTTAATATAACAATTACTTGCCATTATTCCTGTCTTAGTCAAGTAGTAATCTTTACCATCCAATCTTAACCATTGACCCGACAACATAGCGGCATCAACGGGGTTCAGATAGTACCATTCACTACCCTGTTTAAACCAACCTGTAATAGTATAGCCCTCTCCGTCAAATACATACCAACGACCATCTATATATTGCCACTGTGCCTTTATAAATTGCCCGTTTTTGCGATATTTCCATCTACCCTGTACTTCTATCCACCCTGTTCCAAAAGATGCTCTGTGGGCATCACAGGCGGCATATACGCACCATGAAATGAACTGCTGGCACCAGTATACGCCATTAGAGCCGTACCAATCACCATATTTGGTGAAATTGGCGTCTCCGGGATTAGCCTTCTTATCATTCAAGTTATGATTACTTGCCTTTTCGATGTATCCTACTTCGGACTTCAAAATCTCAATAAACTCATCTACTGTGCAAGTATCGAATGTAAATATAGGATAACCGAATCCATTTATCCTATTCTTACCACCTACCTGTGATAACTTAAAGGTGTATTCTTTTATTGCAACGCATCCGCCATTACGGCTGAAGGCTGTGTCAGATGATGTATTACCCTCTATGGTTTTAATCGTGTATACATTATCTGACCTTCTGACATCGATAACAGCACCCACATGGGCAACTCTACCAAGCTTTGGACTATAGAAGTACACAATCGCACCTCTTTGTGGTTCATTGCCCCAACGATTGGCTTTTACAAAATTACTCTTACCACTGACTGTGAATTGGGTATAACTACCGCACAATAACTTCTTCCCTGCTTCAAATGAATCCATTACTATACCTCTTTTGGTTTATCGTAAGTCATTGCCTGCTCGGAATCTCTAATGCCCGCTGTTGTCGGGTCTGTAACTATACCAAGTATAGCTAATACCGCAAACAATGCATTTACAACCTCTAACAGCTTAGTACCAAGCTGCCCTAAGTCCAATGTATAATTGAAAACTGCTGCAATTACCTGTACTAACAATAATATAGCCGGTATCAATGTAATCCAAAAATTTCTATTTTTAATTCTAACTCTCCAGTTTATCATAATTTTCCTTTCTGTAACATTCGTTACTTGAAGTAGTGAAAGTAGTGGAAAATCAGTTTTTGCGGTAAACCTCTCTTATATACTTACTACGTCTTCAGTATATAAGGGGAAGTTATACGCAAAATCAAAAGTTTTACTACTTCTACTACTTCAAGTCACATTTGTTACTTAAATATTTAACACTTACTTCCTATAATGTCGATAAAATTCAATAGGTTCAAATGTTATCACTCCCCTCTCTACAACCATCGTTTTCGACTTTTCTTCTGGGATTCCTCTTCCTCGAAGTGATTTATCCTTTCATGTGCTGATTTTGTATCATGTTCGACCAGTATTAACCTTTCCGATAGGGCATTTACTTTACCTCGTACATCTACAATCTCCTTGCGTATCTCTTGTGTATCTTCGCGAATTGAATCNCCCCCTCCTGTGCTTTCCTACTAACATCATCATCGTTGGCACGGCTGTCACTCTTGAAAGCAAAGTAAACAGCCGCAGCAACTGAGATAATAGTTAGGATAAGATTGAACTCTATGTTCATTTATCCACCTTCTATTACTCTACAATAAGGTTATCCAACTCAAGGTCTTTAAGCATTGCCCTTACTGTCTCCTTAAGTGCCTCAGGTACGCTTGCAAATGTACGCTTACCCTTAATGATTAACGCTACATAAATAACTGCCATCTCTTTTACCTCCTTTTTATATAAAAACATCAGTATGTGCCATAACATAATCATTGCTCCAAAAGCTTTTTGACTTCGTCACGAATATGTTCCGGTACATCGTCTAATGTCTTTATTCCCTTTCTGATTAAATCCGCATAAATCTTTGCCATATCTACTTACCTCCTGCAATCATTTCATATACATCAGCAAGTGCCATCTGAATATCAGTGACACTACTGGCATTTTTCTTTATTATTTCCGCTAACTTTTCATTTTGAGTCTTAGCACGAAAAGCCAAGTAGTATTTACCATCTATCTCCATCTGCTGAACAAATATCATGTCAGTATAGGTATTTTCAGTTTCTCCATCCGATACCCTCATAGTAGATAGATTATGCTCAAATATATGTTCGTCCACCTTAACTTCACTGACATAATTTGTGCCGTTAAGCTCTAAGTTAGTTATTCGCTTGCCATCGGTAAGTGTAATAGTATACATAAATTCGCCTCCTATGATATACAGAAGAATGGTCTCACTCCACTTTCTGAATTTATATTTTGTACAAAACTAACATTATCACCATGTACCATAGTACACCCTGTATCGGATACAATGTCTTTCAACCACCATCCCGTTCTGTAAACCAGCACTTTGGACGGATCCATTATAAATAGTGGTAGTTGATATTTTTCAACTACATACAATAATTCTGAATATCGTGTCATTATATTAGTACCATAAACCATACTCTCAGACATTAAATCTACATACGAATCGCACCAAGTCAAATTAGTAACAACTCCATTATTAGCAGTATTAGAAAGCAAAAGTTTATGTGACATAACATGATTATTAAATGCATTCATTATTGTTGATTTAGCTTGATTTAATCCGGTTTTATATAATGTCATACCTATATAACCACGACTAGTACTCCTATCTTCATTCATTTTTGCACTATATAAACATTGGTCTGGCACAATTACAGCATGATGTGTGATGCATGGTACATTTCCTGTATTATAGAAGTAGTCAAATGCCGCTATTCTATAATCAATACTTCCTATAGTCCAGTAATCGCCGATGAACAAGTCATCAAATGTACCATTCCTAATAGCTGTATACTGTGCCTGTGTTACCACACTACCTAAATTTTTACCCCTATAGATAGTATTATGTGACCCCGCATTCGGATATACCATTGCCCTTTTTACATCCTCAAAAGTGATTCTCTTAAGTCCCGTACCGTCATGCACCATAAATATTGATGAGTCACCAATATTAGATGTAGCCGCCAATTCATTAGCTTTTCTTGTTTCAATGCTAATTACGCTCATTTATTCCTCCTCATATTTCCAATCTGCAATAATAGCTTTACCACTTTCATCAACTAACAACACTGTATTACCACTATTATTTACAGCTATAGCAGCACTGAATTGATTTGTAAGTGCCATATGCTCCAATCTTGTCAATCTATCATCTACTTCGTTCACTTGATTTTGCAGATTACCAACAGCATTACCACTTAATTGGTTTTTTATACCGTTAAACCAAGTAGTAAAAGCTGCAACCTGTTCTCGTTCATAATCGTTCATATGCGTTCTATACGTGTTTTCGATTTCACTTATTGACGCATCTCCTCGGCTTCTGAACTGAGATTTTTGTGTGTTGAAGTAATTTTGAAATGCAGTATACAAATTATTGTTACCTTCAATCATTGACATAATGGTATTTATAGCCTCGTTCACTCTGTTGGCGTCTCTAGCTCCATAGAATGAATTATCAAGGTTATTATACTGTGTTACATCCTGAAACGACACTGTACCGTCATGATTAGAAATTTGATTGTATTTCTTCAAGCCTGTCCAGCTTGCATCTGTATAATCAACTCGTAATAATTCCCATGCCATTTACAATTCACCTCCTAACATTCCAAAATTCCATTTAAAACTTCGTCTTCCTATCTTTTGATTATTCAACCTGTTATATAAATCTAAGGTTGCACCCTCTAATCTATTTAACTCATTGAAATCAAATGTACTGCCGTTATCACTGAATACAGGTGTATTACCGTATGACCTGTTTAACGTGTTTTGATTGATAGATTTAAGGTTATTCTCAATCTTATTTATCTCATCGGCATAAAAGTAATCACCTACATTCTTATCACTACCAACATTTTCGATGCTGAAACCTTTGTATAATTTCTCAGATAAAGTGTATAAGTATGCAATATTATTTTTTATGCGATTGTAATCGTTTGCATTAAATCTATCACCACTATATACACCATCGATTATGTCACAATGCCAATCGGTTTTAGGTTGTATCCATGTCATATTATCCTCCTACTCGCCTCGCTGTGACTCTACCGGAAAATGCCTGGTTAAACCTTAATGTGTGTCTATATACATTAACTGTCATACCTGTTCTGAATTCGTTCTCTTGATATATGATATCCGTTGCATCCAATTCAGGATTACCTCTAGTGTCATATTCGTATTCGATACCTGCCGTATAATATTCCGATAGCCACTTGGCAAGGTCATTCGCCATTTCATAATTGTTAATCAGTGGATTTTCCCATTTTATGGTTTTACCTCGCACATTGAGTGGAATTTTTACTTGCCTTTCGATTACCTTATATCTGTGACCCTGTATGCTTAGTCTATACTGACCTGCCACATTAAATCTTACGGTTATAAAATAATTACTCCATGCTATTATTTCAGTATCTCGTGAAATCGCATTGAGTTTCACAAGATAACCGTAAGACGGGTCTTGTATATAATAGGTTTGTACTTCTCCGGCACTCACATCTATGTCCGTATATACAAGATTTTCCTCTTTATCATTGGTCTGATATGTATAGTATGGCACTATTACTTCTTTGATAAGTTCCTGCTTTATAGCTTTAGGAGAAGACATCATATCTTGTCTAGTCATTGTAAAATTGACAACATCACTTAGGCTTATTTCATTTATCGTAATACGATTGAACGGTTTTTCAGTCTTAGTGAATTCGATTTCAATCTTATCGCAATCGTCAAAATCTCTTAATATGACTGACGATTGATGTATTTCATCCGATCCGATAATATACCTATTTACCATCGCATCACCGTTATATGTTTTAATAATGAACTCAGACGGAATAGCTGTACCAAAATCTATACGCAATCCATAATAGGACCTAATTGCGGACATCTTTAACCATATGCATGGATTACTTGCAAATGTCTTGTCTGCTCTTGATATCCACTTTGAGATATATCCTGTGTTTAATGTATTACCTGTTCTAGGCAAAAAGAACATACTGCCATCAATCTTTACATAGTCAGTCATTAGAGTGGCATATTCATCCTTTTTACTACTTAGTATCACATTGCCTTGATTTGAGTAGCTTTCTTCGCCGTTACTACCTACATTACTCTCAGGCATGAAGTTTGACTTAATCTGTATTTTACCGTCCCTTGATTGGGTTAAAACGCATCTACAAGCATTAGCGATAATCTGTAATGCCTCTTTGTATTTAACTCTAGGCATAGGATTGTTCGTATATAAGTTCTTAAGTCTCGGGTCAATGTAATATTCTGATACTTTAGCCTCTCTTAATATCTCCTGTGCTAAAACATAGTAATTCTTGCCTTCAGCACTATACAGACCCTTTATGTATTCGCCGTCCATATTACGGAAAACATCATGGCACCTAATCGTTGCAGTATTATCATCACTTTCCCATTCAGAACAGAGTAAATGATTGCCTTGAACCCACTCGATTGTGTCACTACCTGGGGTATCGTATCCGTACATTATATTCATCTCCTGCCCCGTCTCAAGGTAGTTAATAGCAGACTTTGGGTTGTCTACATTGAAATAATGGTCATAATTCTTAAGAGTAATCGAAAAATCAAATTGTGGAACATCTGCTCCAATCGGTGATACATAACTGTCAAGCGTTGAACTCATTACCGAATCGTTATAATATACAAGTCCATATCCAAACATTATCGAATAAATCCTTAGCCTAGTCCTTGGATTCTTCATTCGGTATACTATAAGCTTTATGAATGTTGTATTCTCAAGTACTTCCTCAGTATTCCATTTTGATTTATTGTTATCTCTAAATTCAATTACCTGTCCTGTGCTGCTTACAATATCGAAATCTACCGGATAATTCTCACCAAAATTTATGGTTAAACCTTTAAAATCAGTTACACCCGTGTTCAAGTTTATTGTAAGTTCAAACCTTTCGTCCGATACCATTCTTTCGGAAATGATTCCTGTATCTGAGTACATCGCATTGGTACTTTCTCGTGGTAAGAAAAGCATTGTGCCGTCTACTCTAGTGAAATTCTCTTCCAGTGTGGCGTATGCCAACTCATTTGATTTTCTACCAAATATGTTTGATATATCGGAAAAGTATGAATATCTTCCTTGACCTATAGTGGCTTTCGCTTGTGCCTCTTGATTTACAAGACCAAATGTAATCATTATGTAGCCTCTCTCACGGAGCGGAGACTTCATACTCTCCTTATATTCTCTTGAAACTCTTTGCATAATTATACACCTGTATCAATTAGATTTACTTTGCAATTACGGTAATGAGTAGGCGTTCCATTCTCTGTCACCCAATAAGGTTCAGCTGAACGATTACTACAATACATTCTTACTGTCCTCCTGCCGTTCGTTACAGGGTCGTTAAATGTGACTCTCACATAAAATCTATTGAGTATAGATAATATCTTGCCCCATTCATCAGCGGTTAGCCATGCCCACTCAAGATTGTCAATCTTATACTGGTCACGACCAACCCTCTGACCAACTACCGCACCATTTGCATCTCTACCACTGTCCACTACTGTAGATACAACTACTGTTACACCTCTTTTACAAGGAGGTAGTTCGTATCCGTCTATTGCTAAATATGCCATTTACTACCCCCTTATCCTGTGAAACTATAGCCGTTGGCACGCCTTTGTGTGGTTATAGCATCATTTACCACTCTATTACCAACTTGTACTACCGTCTTTTCATCTTTATCAGCCTGTCTCTTAGTATCCGCTGCAATCTCTCTGAGTGTAGGCTCTACATACTCGTGATAGAAATCTCTCATATTTTTCATCAAAGTATCATCGTTGTTGGAACTAACATATGCTTGCTTTGATTCCTCATACATATCTCTGGATAATGTATTATGTGGGTCATATGCCATACGATTGCTCGATAATATGTTCTCATTTATTTGGGATGTGCATACAGCTATTGCATTTATAATGCCGTTAGTACAAGTGATGATATCTCTTGACATATCCTGCCAAAATCCTGCAAACTGTGCCATTCCCGATACTATTGATTGATGCATAACCTGTGCTAATTGGAATCTGTTGAGTACTTCGGTAGTACCGTTTACATGGCCTACCAACTCGGCACCTGCCTCACCTGCTATAAACATAGAGCCATGTATATTGTTAGTACCGTTCGCATACTTAGGTATTGACTGCCACATATTAGGAGTGATTACTCCACCACTTGCAAGCATCTGAATACCTCCACCGGCTGTTACAATACCTCCACTTGCAAGACCAAAGAACTCTTTAATCTTACCTTTCCATTGACTTATAAGGTTTATCCTTACATCAACCGTATCGGGTGTATTTCCTTTTACGAAACTATGCAAGTTATCCCAACCGTTCTTTTTTAGTGAAACACGCTGGTCTATATCAGGTACATCGCCAATCCAACCCTTTACACTAAACCAATTATGCTTAGCCAATCCGATTTTTTGGTCAATAGGTGACGGGTCTCCTACCCAACCATGTACTGTTGTCCAATTGTTTTTCTTCAATCCTACATTCTGGTCAACAGGTGGTATATCTCCTACCCAGCCTTTTACTGTATTCCAGTTATGCTTTTTGAGTTCGACTCTCTGGTCAATTGGTAATGGGTCTCCTACCCAGTTTTTAACGGTAGTCCAGCCATTCTTTCTCAAACCTACATTCTGGTCTATCGTTGGTACATCTCCAACCCAACCTCTTACTGTAGTCCAGCCTTGTTTCCTCAAGCTTAGATTCTGTGATACGGTAGGTACATCTCCGACCCAATCTCTGACACTGTGCCAACCTTGCTTTCTGAGTTCGACATTTTGATTTAATACCTGTGGCTTACCTACCCAATCATGTACGCTATTCCAGCCTTGCTTTCTGAGACCGATATGCTGGTCAATTGGTAATGGGGTACCTACCCAACTTTTAACATCATTCCAACCATCCTTCTTAAGACCAATCTTAGCGTCTACTGACAAGCCGTTGTTGGTTTCCTTATCCCACCATGATTTGGTTTGACTCCACTGTTCAGGGATATTACTCTTTAGTCCGACTGCAATAGGCTCTGTTTTGTTCTTCTTGATTGCATCATTGAATGGATTAAATATTCGATTTTCGAATACCGACTTAGGGTCTCCAAATCCTGCTGTAATACCGTTCTTTAAATTGGAACCCATATCATTACCGAAGGTTTTAAACTGGGCGGTAGACTTTTTAGTATCAATACCTTTACTGAATCTACCATTCACATTAGTAAACCATGATTGTACCCTATTTTCAGAACTACCTAATTCGGTATTAACATTCTTACTGAACTTCTTAAAGTGACCACTGGTCTTATTTAATGTATTACCGACCATAGAAGGCATCGCACCCCAGTTTAACGCGGCACCAACTGCAATCGAACCTATACCGGCTACAATTAAACCAACCCCCAGTGGTATTATACCTACACAACAGAGTAATACGCCTATGGCTAATAGCGACACGCCTATAATAATTCCCAAATCTTTGAAGAATTTGGCGATACCGTCTTTTACAGCACCCCAGTTTAACGCTACTGCTGTGGCAATCGACGCAACACCTGCAACAATAAGACCGATACCCCAAGGTAATATTCCTGCCATAACCAGTATTACACCAATTCCAAGTAAATAAGTACCTATTATTGCTCCAAATTCTTTGAAAAATCTTGTGACTTGACCTGTAATAGCACCCCAGTTCATTGTTACCGTTGCTGCCAATCCTACCGCACCTGCTGCCATTAAACCTACTCCCAGTGGTAAACTTACACCACAAGCAATAAGTATTGCACCTATACCCAACAAGGCACCACTAACAATCGCTAATATTGCATTAAATACACCACCAACTGAATTTTTTATTGCACCCCAGTTTAGTGCTACTGCCGTAACAAGTGCTATCGCTCCTGCTGCAATCAATGCTATACCTATTGGTATATTACCAGCAAAGAGTAGGATTACACCTAACGCAAGCAATGCTCCACCTACTATAGCTACCAGTGCCGACAATATAGTTTTGATTTGCTGTGATATACCACTACCCCAGTTTATAGCGGCTGCCGCAACCAACATTGTTATTCCTGCCACAATAGCCGCTATACCTAAAGGTATGAATCCTGCACATAATAGAACTACACCCAGTATCAATAATGCACCGCCTACAACAGCCGCAAGAATTACCAATACATTCTCTATATC